TTAGGAATTAATCCAGCCAATGAACATGATATAACAGTTGTCACATCTACAGATAGCTTTGTTGAATTACGCTCATCATCGAAGGGTACTAAAATTGTCCCTGTTTCAATATCTTTAATCCGATAAAAAACTTCGTCTAAAATAATCGTCTTGATACTTCGAGGTACCTTATACGCTTTAGCTTTTCGCTGAGTTGTTATGTCTTCTATGAAAAGTCTGATCGTTGCCTTCGTATTCTGACGATATTCTGGTCTCAAACCGAGAGGGTTTATCATAAAGTCTCGTACTGTAAAGCTTGAAGAACCACGCTCAGATTTTTTGACTGTAACAGATCCGGTTTGATACGCAACAGTCTTATCCATAGAAGACCAAATCTCATCTAACTCAAGTTTGCTATTCGTCTTCATGGTATCAAAGAATGTGCTAGAAAAGCCATTAAGCAAAAATGACGCAGAATATATTCCTGTCCTTCCAGCACCAGTAGTCGAGCCAGTATGTTGAGAAGCAGTTACATAAATTTTCGTCTCGTAGTCTGTTCCAATTCCTCCGCTCACAAGTGTAAGTAATAAGCAGTTTTCACCCGTCAACTCTGTTAATGCGGAGCCGCTCTTTAAATTTTTGTTTACACCATTGACAGTATTTTTGAAAAACAAACTACCAGATGTGTTAAATACCAGACCCCTATGATCATCCTGAAATGAATCATCCCATGTAATAAGAAGTCGTGGAACCTTTACCCTATTCCTTGTATGTCTTGAAGCGAATCTTTTCGCAAAACGAGTCTTTGAATCCCAGCCGTAAGACCCACTAAACCCAACCCTAAATCCGTGATTAGGAATTAATCCAGCCAATGAACATGATATAACAGTTGTCACATCTACAGATATGTCCCCAGGGCCCTGCTCAAAATATTGTGACGCGCCGAAATCTGTGTTTGCAGAATTAATAGACCCGCTCGTGATATAATCAATATCACTAGATCCAAGATATCCGGCTCCACCTGAGCCAGTGATATTCCACAGAACGGCGGCGCCGCTTGAATAAGATGATGTTATAAAGTTTGCAGCATCGATATCACCGAAGTTATTTACATCACGTCCCGATCCTTCGGCGAAAGATTTCGAAAGTGGATATGCAACAACGTAAAAGTCTCGTGGAACAGGGGCCCCTAAATTTAGCTCAAATAATTGAAGCTTCGCGTTAAAGGAACCGTGATTTAAATCTAACGTCGATGCTGTCAGCGTGTGTAACGTAGCATAATCAAACTTTAGAAGCAATCGTGAGATTTCATCAACGGATGATGTGATCCTTGTAGTTCCCGACATGTACGTCGATTCATCATAAAGTTTAAAAAGGTCTAAAGTACCAGCTCTTCCAAGGTTCGCATCCTCAGCCTTAAACTCATTGTTGATTATTTTGTTAGTGATGTATGTATCTTTACTGGCAGTAATGATTAGAAACATTTCTTTCCCTACCTTACGGACGCAATGATATCTGCAGTGGGATATTTTAACTCGAATATAGACCCACCTGGGCCGACTACCATTTGCTGGAAAGTATTTGAATCGACGTTAAACGATACATCGCTATACTCTCTTTCTTGAGATGTTCCCACGAGATTGAAAATTGTAAGATCGATCATAGAGATAACTCCCTCAGTATTCAGAATAGTGTTCTGAATGTCTGCATACGCTATGGGCATATCAATCTGAAAATTTTCTGTCTTTAAAATCTTTCTTAAATTTCTGATACACGTTTGAGCTACCTGAGTTTTGTTTGCAGACGGGTGCGCGGCGACTTCAAAAGTAATTCCGAAATTGACGATTCTTGCATCAAGAATATCATAAGCATCGCTTACGGCTCGAAATTCGTTTAAATACTTTCGGAGATTCTTCTTTAGAGTATCAGAGCAAAGTGCAAGCTTTTTCTTCCTATTCCTCCCAACAATATAAATTTGAGATGCCAAAGAATTGTTAGGGTTCGGACGAATTCCAACTCTGAATACTCTTCCAAATTTGTTAGGTAGAGTGTACACTCTAGAAATCAAGTCTGCTTTCGTAACAATTCTGTTCTGAGCAGCTCTCGATGATGGGATCTGGGCGCGAAGTTCATCGATCGTAGGAGCTCTATCACCTCCTGCAGCGGGTGAGATGTTACTCACGTCTACAGACGCTCTAACCGTTTGAGAATCTGCTGCGTTCGCAGAAGGTGGGAATGTCAAGTAAAGAGTGTTAACTGTGCGGACCGTCCCGGCTGCGACATTGTGTTTTAACCCGCCTCCGAACCGGTAGATGATTGTTAACTTTGTGTTCCTGGGAGCTATTCCTAAAGTCTGGGTTTGTAACATAGCGTTAGGATCAATCGCGAAGCGTCCGAAAACTTTCTTTCCATATAATGGTAATGCTAAATCTGAAGGATCTGGAATAATATCGTTATCTAAAGTCTGAGCATCTCCTCCACCGAAGCGCAATTTAGTCAACTTAGTCGTATATTCATATTCTGCCATGAACCTATAAGGTGCAGGAATGACTTCTATAGCGGCAGGAACGTCATCAGCATCTTCTGTTGGATTTATAATAGCAGCAAAGACGGTATCTTGAGAAAGACTGTCTACTTCGTAATATTCATTTCCGCTGCTGTCTTTAACCGACACTATCTCAGTTATATTTTCATCCGGTAGAGTAATTTGTCTGAAGGCCTTGTGGGTATTGGGAATCGATATTCTCTCTTCTTTACGTGTACCTGACAGACAGATCCCGTCGCGACTAACAACAAATGATGTAAAGCTACCATCATCATCTTGCTCAACTCCGACGGCAGTGTAAAGATATTGCTCATCGGTGTCTTTCTCACCAAAATCTAAATCTTCGGTTAGCGAAAATGATACGCCGTCTTTTGAGGCTATCGCAGTCATTGCTTGAACGGTGGGTAATAATGTGGGTTCTGGTACAACTTCGCCAGCAACAGAACCGGCAGGAATCTCGAAATAAAACGTTACTGTGGCTACGGCAGGAGCGGCGCCGCGCACTTTCACACCGGCATTCCTTAAATGCTTTCTAATATTTCTGGATTCGATTGCTGTATTCCAGTTAAGCTCGTTAAATTGGTGGTCTAAATAGAATGACATTGAGTCACCCACAAATGACGCCATATCTAAGAGAAGACCACCTAAACTTGCTTCGGTAAAATCCTGAATTTTGTCTGGAAAATAGAGCCGAGCATGGGCTAGCAAGTCAGACCTAAAGCTATCAAAGTCCTTTGCCAAGTAAGTTCTTTGTCTAACATTCTTTAATTGCTTTTTCGCATTTATTGCCATCTTTTAAATCTTCCTCATGTCGCTGCAAAAATTATTACTTCTACACTTCTTCTATCAACGTTCAGTTTGGGAACGCTATAAACGATCTTAACTCCTGATTTTGCTATATCCTTATTATCAAATCTCTCAACAATCGGCTCAAACGTAATTGGAACGATATAGGGCATGTATCTTGCGATGGTTGTAGAAATCCTATTGATCGCTTCGCTTTGACCTGATTGGGTCGCCATCTCAAAAGAGAGTTCCATTAAATTCGCGCCGAAATCAGGGTGTGCAAGACGCTCACCGTGATTCGTCATTATAAGGTTAACAAGATTGTCATGAACTTGGTCTGCGTAGCTCGTATTCATAACGAGAAATGAATCACCATTCTCTGCAATCTGGACTGGAGTCTTTATTCCGACAGAAGTTGGAAGTATTTTTCGCTTTTCAGCTGAAACAACTTGGTCAAACCGCATACCGGTCGATTTGAATGTGTATGTTTCCTGATTTGCTTGTCTATCAACTGCCATATTCTGTTACCGCCCATACTAAATATTAACTTCTAAAATTGCTGTTCCGATAAAGGAAAACTATCCGCTACTCACCAGCTTCGTCTAATGTTGTGGTGCCGTCGTCTGCACCGATAGTAGCTATACGATTTACGAAACTAATGATCGCGACTGTCAAGTAATGATTAAGCGCGGCATCTGGTTCGCCAGCAGCGTCGGCCTTTAATTCCAACCCCACAAGGGTTCGTTGAGTAAATGCAGTAGAAATATCTTGATACAGTTGCTGTGCCGCATAATTCGTAAACTGTCCATAACCATCAAATGACTCGCCGGGAAGAGGAACTTCATCAGACGAAGAATCCAAATCTTTAGTGAATGTAGTTAAAGTTGTTGACTGGCCATCGATTGCAGGAACGTATCCCTCAGTATCTTCCTCACCCACGGCGGCGACCTCGGCACTGATTTCATCAACTGTTTCTGATTTTTCAGCGTCTTCTGCTACAATATCTGTGAGGTTCTTTATTGCGAGATCCTCGTCGCTCTCGACTTCATCCTGCGCATTCGCGAGATCGCCCATATTAGTAAGGTTTATGCATAGTATTTCTGCCATTTTTACTCTCCAAAAATTCTTTCTGACGCTATCGCTGGGTAGTTATTGTCGTGGGCGCTCTGTATAGAATCAACTTTTGATTGCTGTGCGATAGTTGTCCACTTCGTTTGAACGGTTGCCATAGCCTTCATCGATGCCCAAGCGGCCGCAAGACCGGCGTTCGGGCCCAAGAACCACTGCCAGTTTGCGCTGCTTGCACTTTGGCCGCTTGTCATAGCATTAGCATTATTCTCTATACCAGCAGCTAATTTTAAATCACTATCGATTATTGCTGCTACGAGAGCATCAGCCCACACAACAAAATCGGAATACCTGAGATACGGCTCGGTTCCGCTGTCGCCTTGTCCCGCATCTAGTCTTGCATCGGCGGAATCGGGATTTGCTATCAAAATCTTTGAACCAGTAAGCTGGACGGTACCGTCGGGCATCAAATAGAGGGCCGCCAGATCCTCTCCAGCCACCCCCTCTTTGATCAGTCTTATGGAACCATTGATATCAGGAGCGCCATCAGGTAAGCTACTGTCTGTATCTGTATCAGATCTTCTTGCAAGAATTCGAACTTCATCTGACTTTAAAACAACTGCGCCCTGTGTCTCGGCAACCTGCGCGTCGAAATATGCTGAGTCCGCTGTTACGCCACCCGCCTCTGTGCTTGTATTTAATACTGTCGCAGCGTTCGAGCCTTGTTCATCAATATGAAAATTTGTATCTACCAATGTCTTCATTGCGATATAGATACGAGATGCATCATGTTCGAAATCTGGGTCACCCTCTGTTGGGTTATCTAATCGATTTATCTCTTCTTCTGTCGATGTATTTCCAAGAGGGTTTTTATTCGTTTCTGGATAAGGCTCTCTTCCGGTAACTTCATCGCTATCTATAGGTTCAGTTTCAACAGTTCTAGCCGCCGTTAGCTCTGGTTCGTCTAATACATCTCCTCCAAGAAAACGAAAGTCATATCGTCCTCGGCCGGCGACGAGATCAATGGCACCCCAACCACCATCTTCTGCTAATGCTATTTCATCTTCGGTTCTTGTAGCAGAAGATTCATTCGGAAGATCTGGAAGTGCACGTTCAGCGCTTGAATCAGGATGAGACCAGCCTCGGTCTTCCCCAAGACAAATAAGCGTATTATTTGAACCCTGAAATGCTAGATCACCAGGACGCTTAGTAAATCTCGGTACCGGTTCAGGTGTAAAAGAAAGATATGATAATGACGTATTGACGATATCTTCGTATGCAGCTTCTGGAGGTTCAGCTTTTAGTGTC